AAATACTAGGTGCAGTAAAATACCACCATTCTAACCATCCTGTAATAGTACTATCTCCAATTACCTCTCCTACAGAAGGAGTTCTAAGTATAGGTCTATTGGAATCAAAATTAACAACTCCTATCCCTGGTTCATTAGTAATATTTAGAGAGTCAATATTATAATTAAGTACACAATCTTGTACTTTTCTAACTACTCCGCTAGTTACATAGAGTTGTCTGTTTTCTATATTTGGAGAAGTTAATTGACCTGTACCAAAAGCAGGACTAAAATTATGATTAATAGGGTCTAATTCTAATGTTAAAGGAGAATTTCCTTCTTTATACTTAATTTCAAAAAGATGGCAATCTACGTCCATCCAGTAATGACTTCCGTCAGTTTTAATAGAATCTACTGTATATACAAAACCATTACCGTTCTTCCTATTATCAACATTACTATAAAATCCTACGACTCTATAGGTAGCAAATGAAGGGGGTTCTGTAACAATAGCATTAAACTCACCAGCGAATTGACTATATGAATAGGTTAATGTAAATAGGAAAAATAAAAATAATAAAAAGATTCTCATATCAACCAAAGTTTAATTGTAATAGAAGTCGTGTTTTACTACCAAAAGTCTGATTACCGTTAAACTTAAAAGTTATTCTTCCTCCACCAAAAGTAAATGTAGGAACTATTGGCTGAGCTTGTAAAGAATCATCTGTTATTTGAGATAACCCTAAACTAGTTGGACCAATATCCATAACTCTATATTCAGGAATAAATAGATCATGCTCATTGATTCCCTCTGTTACAGGATTCCAATTATTTGTAGTATTTGACTGATCATCAATTACTAAATCAAAACTGGTATTTTCTACAGGCTCTATAATAATAGAAACAGTAGCAACATCTTGAACAGAGGATATTGTCAACGTACCTAAAGTAGAATTATTAGTTACATATGTAACCGATCCAGCTTTAGCCTGAATTCTAGCATTACCGTCTTGATAGAAAGGATATGACCCACCACCTGTTTGCCAAATTGTAGTACCTAATTCGGTATTAATAGCTGTAACTATTTCAAGATCGGTTTGATCTGCAGTTGCACCAGCTTCAATTCCATCTAACTTAGCAAATAGGGCAGCGGTCATTAACCCTTTTACAAGAGCAGTAGCATCAGGTATTATGGCATCTGATCCAGCACTATTTTCAATAGTACCGTCATTATAAGTAAGATTAACAGTACTTAAGTCTTGATCGTCTAAAGCATGTTGAATAATTGAAAAAAGGTCTACCGACCTCTTTCCAAATCTCTTACCCCCTTTTATCTTATTAACTCCATCATCAAATGCATGAAGTAGAAGATAACGGTACTCCTCAAATTCCTGGTTGGTCTGAGGCAGATAGTTATCCGCCTCAGACATATTTTTGCCAGTCATAATTATCTATTAAACTAAAGCCGAAGCTCCAACATAGTCGTCAGTAGCAGCCGATTCAATCCAAGGCTGAACAATAGCGTTCAAATCGGTTAGAAGCGTACCATCAGAACCTTGAGTCGTAAGACCATCAGCAACTGTAGCAGCAGCCGTTCCAACACCATCAAAGTCTAGGTCAGCGGCATTATCTTCACGAGGCGTAAGGATATAAATATTAACAGGATATTCGTCAGCAATGTCTTGCTTAACTACCTGAATAACATTAATATTATAATCCTGATTAGCATCGATCAGTTGTGGCCAGCGAAGTTGATATTCGTTATGTCCAACAAGGTCTTCACCGTAAGTGCCAAATGCTCGCTTATCATAGCGAAGTTGCAGAAGGGAACCTTTACCTTGATCAACAGTGCGATCAGAAGCAACAGTGGTCGTAGAGTTATTCACAAATCCTTCCGAAGGCTGAACTCGAACACGAACTTTATTAGAAGTAAATCCACTGTAAGCAACAGCACGTTCATGTTCCATACCAATTACAAGCATACCATCAATAGCAGCCGTACCTTCACCACCAGCATCAACTACTTCTACAGTAGAAGCTGCGGTAATTGCAGTATTAGTAATTGCTTCGTTAAGCGTTTGCAGTAATTCCTTAGTTACCGTAATTGAAGAGGTAACACCACCTTTTTCCTGAACATCGACAGTATCTCCAACTTCCAAAGCACCGATAGCCGTACCTGTACCACCACTTACATCAATAGCAAGAGCTACAAATGGCTTGCGACCATGCGTGGGGTAGTTAGTACCAAAAGATACATAACGTGAGCTAAGGTTTAATTGATAAGTAAGTAGATGAAATACATAATCTACTTTATCGGCAATACCAGTGAAAGTGGCACCAGAAGGCGTAGTTACACGTTCTACGATAATATCTTCTGCATTACGATAAAGCTTATCATTAACCTCACTTTCAATTACCATATCAATACCATAAATGGTATCAGCGGCAATATCGGTAGCGCCTTTTTGAAAGAATACAGCAGAATTAGTGCCAATTACTGTAGCATTAGCACGAAGAAGTTTAACTTCTCCTTTCTTAATTTCTACAGATTCACGCCATGCTTGTTCAACAAGACCTTTAGCGCCAAGAATACCTTTAGTGTCAGCACTCTTAGAAGTACCTAATACAAACTTAGCAGAGCGTACAGTAGAAACCGTATCACCTGCTTGAAGAAATGCATTAGGGACTCTAGTAGAACTATCAATATCAGTAGATACTAAACCTAGTTGATTTGCGGTAAGGTTAACCGCAGACCCCGTAGTTTCTAAAGAGCCTGTTTTTGCCATTGCGCCAGTTGGAGCAAAGAAAAACTCAGTAGCTCTTCTATTTCTAGTTTTTTTCATTTTATGTTGTTACTTTTTGAATTTTATTTTCATTTAAAGCATATCTCTGATCACCATTAATTCTAAAGAATTCTTGTGCAGCCATGATTGGTAGCAAATAATGATACCTTTCACTTAAATTACACTCTACTTTATTCTTTAGTTGTGAACTTCCGATATTTGATATATCCTCATAAGTTCCTAAACAAACTTCATTAGGTTTACTTAAATAAGTAAGCACAAGTCTATTTAATTGATTAGAAGGATAGTTTCCTTTTATTTTAAGTTTACCATTAATCCTTGTAAGGATAAGTTGTTGAATTAATGGGTTAGAGTTATACTCTGAATTATTATTAACAGATGATTTAATAATATCCACATACATCTCTTGTCCACAAGTATCAGTAGCATCTACATCAATAACATAAGATAATTCAGGAAGAGTAAAAGAGTTAGAATCTCTAATTAAAGTTTTTTCTCTAATCAAAGATTCTAACATCTCTATACGCTGTTGATTTACTTCAAAGCCTAATCTATATTGTTTTGGATTAGTACCGTTGTAGAAGATTTCAACAAAATCCTTTATAACAATATTAAGCAGTCTGTCTCTTTCGGGATCAGTAATATTATAAATATGCCCATTATTGAGCTTATCTATTTCATTATCTACTTCCCAATGGAGTTGCTCAATTATCATTATCCAAGTCTTACTTGCTTAGCTTCTAATTCAGAAACGAGCATATGATAGATATTATCATCTTCTGTTTCAGGAGTGAGCAATTCTTTCTCTTCTTTTAATTTAGCTTTAAATTTATCCAGGTTATATCCTAGTTTGTATAAAGCTTCATTCTTATCTCGCTGTGATAGCCAGTAAAATGTATTATCAGAAAGAGTAAAGACTCTGGAATTAATAGCTTGGCTGATCAGATAATCAATATAGAACTTTTCTGGTTGTTCTTTTAGTTGATTATATAGGTCAACAAAATCATTAATTCGTTCTCTATTGCCTTTATTGTTGATTCGCTTATCTGCCCATACATAATTAGAAAGTTCATCATGAATCGCATTTCGCGTCATTTCTCCTCTACCTAATTTAAGCAGAACTGCAAACTGATATTGCAAAAAGACATTAGATTCTAGTACCTCGTTAAGAAGAGAAACAGCTTTAGTTTTACTTCTTCTAATCTCTTTCTTCTTATCCAAACTATCGTTCTCGTTACCAATATAAAAATGGTGGTGAGAAGGATTCACTTCACTTCTGCTATTGGCAATCTTTTGAGACATATATGCAGCAAAAATTGCTAATCTGTCTTTAGGTCTTACCCAATAAAGCGGAGTGATGTTATTATAATCGAGATAATAGTTAAAGCTACTTAACGTAGTATGATTAGATTGTGCCAGTTTTCTACGATCAGATTGAACCTCTGCCATATTGAAAACTTTTGAAACCGGATCATACGTATTTTTAGGTACGTTATTAAGTATTTCAAGATATTCCTGAACACTTAATTCGTCCTTACTAATAACTTCTTCTGCTCGATCCTTCCATCTTGGAGTAAGATCATCAGCACTAGTATACGGATTGGTAATCGTTCCATCCATTCCAGATTTAACCATTTTAATACTATGGTCAATTTGAAAACCTAATGGAAATTGAGCCTCACTTGGCCTATTTGCTCCTCTAGGTCTGGAACGATTACCAGCCGTAATAATTGCTCTATCCTTTTCTTGGGCGGAAGATTGTGGAACAGGAATAATAAAAATATTCTTTCCAATTATTTCTTCACCCGAAATCCCTTTGTTGCTCATTAAAGGTCTATTTATTTATATTTGATTAATTATCAGTATCAGTAACAATCCATTCGATACGACCGATACCACCAGTATCCCAGATACCAAGCGAACCAGACTTCTCGCGGTGAATAGATACTTTCTTATCCATATTAGCTACAACTGATCCATCAGAAGTAATACCATTCTTCTTCATTACATTAGCAATAGAGAAGTAGTAATCACTCATTGACGAACGAGCCATAAAGATGTTAGACTTACTATCTACACCTTCAGCAGCATATTCCGTATCACCAAACTCCAAAATATCAATCTGGAATGATTCTAGCGGCAGGTAAGAACCCGGTGCTTTCTGACGGAAGAGTTCTGAATCATCTTTACGAGGATCGTACATAATCCGTACATCCAGACCCAATGCGCCCTTAAAGCGGGTAAACATGAAGCCTGTTTCATATTCATGATCGTGAATACCAGTAGGATTATTATTGCCTCTAATAGCAAATCCAGGCTCTTGTACCGAAGCAATCGGAGCATAATCAGCAATCAGTTGGCTAATAAATAACATACCGCCAATACCCGTAGAAAGTACAATTTCACGATTGCTAAATGCACGACGATTATGAACTACAGCAAGAAGCTTTTCTTGCAGCCATTCAAGCGTGAAATAACCATTATGGGGGAAGTACTGACCATCACGTACAAGCTGTCTCCAACCCGGAGCTACACGCTTAACGCGATTATTATCACGATCAAGTGAGGTTTCCCAGTTACCGAACTCCATCATCAGGTAGCAATCTTCTTCGACTGCTTCTAGTACCCGTTCTTCAGCAACACCCATAAAGAAGCCATAACGAGCCTCTTTATTATTCTTATCCTTAGCATTCCAGTAGTAAACATGACCACGAGAGAAAGCTTCACCAAAAGGCTGACCAGTTACATCAGTATAAGAAGCCGTATTCTTTTGCTTGGATTTAGCAGCTTGCAGTTCTCTACGAATGAACAAGTCAGTCATAGTAACTTCTGCACCTACTTGACCTACTTGGCTACGCAACGTAAGCGGAGCGGAGAAAGGACCAACTGAACGATACTTGTAGTTCTCTTCATTAGAGATAGAAGAACCGGCAATTCGTAGGGTACGACCCGGTGAGAAATACTTACCGTCAATGAACAAATCAGGATTACTACCCTGAATCTCGAAAGTAAGGAAATACGGAGCAGATTCATCGCCTACTTCCGGTTCACCTACAATCTTAATAAGAGGAGCATTGTCATCCTCCGTTTTCATAATACCCGGTTCAGCATAGAAATCGTAATCTACACCAACACGAAATTGCTTTCCGCCTTTACCTACTTGATCAGTAGAAGTAACAGAACCCCAACTAACAATACGAATACTCATACGAGCGTCGTCCATTGCTTGCCAAGTATATTCTGTCTTTGACAATGGAATTTCATATACACGGCCTTGGGCTTCCGTCATATAATTCCACCGTTTATTCGTCATACCCATATTTTCGGTAGACGAGAATAAACGAGAAGTCATTACGCCAAAATGATGAGGATTGTCAGAGCGAAATAACTCCGCATGGGCTATACTATCGTAAAAGCCTCCACCAGCGTAATGCGCGTACTCGTTAACTTGAATAGCGCTTAATCTTTCCATTCTTTATTTTTGTATTTAAAGTTCTAATTCGCCAATAATTTTATCGACGTTTATTGCACGTTGATTTCGAGCTGCATCCTTAGTTACTTTAGGAGTTGACTCAAAATACTTATTAATATTCTTTTTAGCGGCTCGAACACCACCATCTTTACCTTTTAATTTTAGGTAATCGTTAAGATTAAATCCTTTTTCAGAATCATAATGCTTAACAAACTCTGCTAATAGATGAAGATTTCTAGGATCACGAGTAAGAGCTTCTAATTTAGATTTAAACTCACCTTTAGTGACAAAATCTTTAATTTCCCCTTTATATGCAGGTTTCCAGTTAAGACTATTAAGATTAGAAATAAATTCTCCTCCTAATCTTTTTTGTTCTTCTTCCCGCTTAAGCCGTGACTCGTTTAGTTTAGAAATCTTCTCTTGTGAAGATTCTTTTTCTACACTATATGCTTTTTGAAAAGCTTTTACTTTATCTTCATCAGAAAGTGCATCAATCATATTTTCAGCAGCAGTCTGATCAAAATTTCCACTTTCCGCATATTTGCGAACAAGATATTTAGAAGCTACTTCAGGATCAGAAAGTTCTTCTTCTGTGTAAGAATTCTTGTATACAGAAGAAACTAATTCTACGATCTTATCTTCTTCAATTTTACCACCTTTCTGAATATAATCAATTAGTGGTTTAATCGGCTCTGGAAACTTATCTACATAATAGTTATGAACCTCTTTAAGAACTTCTCCTTCATAAAGCTTATTACGTTCATCTAAAAGTGATAAAAACTCTTCTGGGGTTGTCGGCTCACCTTTTTCTTTTAGTAAAGCTTCAGGAAAATATTTTTGATCTTTGAAGTATTTATAAGCAGGTGTAAAAACAGAAGGATCAACTTCTATTTCTTCTTCCTCTTCAGATTCTTCAATAATCGGTTCAGCGTTATCTATACTAGTTTCCGCTTCTCGCTCGCTTCGCTCCCCTTCTTCTTCAATAATGGGGTCACTTTTCTTTTCTTCCTCGACATCCAATCTAGCGTTATCTGGCACTTCAATGCCCATATCTTCTAGATCGGGAAAGAAAAACTCGTCGTTATTCATTGAATAGTTATTTTTAAATATTAGTTGTTCTTACTATTTTGTACAGCTTGTTGTTTAATATCTAACTCTCTATCTTTTTGTGAGAGTTTTCTATCTTCTTGCTGAATCTTACGTACCGCTTCTAAAGCTTCAATTTGATCCGGTATTCCGTCTTGATCTTTATTCTGATCATCCTGAAACGCATAAGAAGCAATAGTGGCTTTTTGTACATCATACTCACCTTTAATAGTAGCAAGTCTTTCTTTGCCAGCTTGCTCGCTTTCTTGCAGTGCTTTAGCTGCTTCAGATTGAGCCTGTTGCATGCGCATAAGTTGCTCTTCCTGCTCTTTGCCTTTTATGGTGATCATTTTATGTATAGTCTCAGGATCATCTCCTTTAACTATAGCTTTAAAAATTAATGACATTAATTCAGCACCTTCTCCTCTATTTTGAGATAGTGGCTGAAGTCCATATTGTGTCATTAGCTCTTTATATTCTCTAACGTAATTATCATTAGCCATATAAAAGCCAAGATCATCATAATGAAGATACTCGGGAATTATCTTTAAAAGCTTTCTTTCGGAAGAACCTACAATATAATTAAGTGTAATCTCTTTTCTTTCAGGATTCTCTCTAAATTCTTTACGGAAGTAATTAACCAATTGATGTAGATATTCTTGAATACCTGCATTAATAAGATCAGAGACAGCAGCATAGTAATCATGTGCAAGTATATTACCTACTTGCATTGCCTGTTCATCCTGCTTAGCTGTTGAATATGGATTGAATGTACCATCTGATTGAGGAGGTACTAACATTATCATTCCTAACTCTCTATCTAGAAGAGACAGATAGTTTTGCATATTAATAATCTCCGCAAATGCTGTTGTAGGAATAAACTCTGATGCGGGGCGAGATGTAGAAAGACCTTGTACACCAAGATTATCCGCTCCGTCATCTCCTAATGAATAACCAAAGACATCTTGAATATATTTATATACTAGAAGCTTATCAGTATTATCTCCCGAGCCATTTTTAAAAAGGGAATTACCGTTTTCATCATTAACTAACCAATCAGGTATTTTAGCATGATCAATTACCTGTTGATTCCCTTTATACTTAGAGAGTTCTCTATTTTGAAGTTTCTTTACATATATGATCTGCGCAAGAGTGGGGCAAGCGCGTTCAATTAAAGAAAAGTTTTTAGCATTCATGCTATTAAGAACCTTTCTTTTAATAGGAAAACTATACTCTTTATTTATATTAAACGATTGATAAGGAAGCTTTCTATATTTTATAATAATATCACTTTCATAACGCACTGCTTCATAAAATACAGGAATAGTTCTTTCTTCTAAATATGCTTCTTGTCCTGCCTCATCTACCCATTGCCATACCTTTATTTCTTTACCAAACTCATTATCTTTTTTAACTTTAGTTGCATCTTTAGGTACAATAAAATCAGTAACTATTTCAGATATAAATTTATTATTCTCATTATAATAATTGAGAATTTTAATCTTATCGTATGCATTAAAGATTAAATGTGTACGCCATACAAATTCTTCGTGAGTAGTGTTACGTGTAGGTTCTGTAGAGTGGCCAATATCTTTATCTAAAGGACGTTGGTCTGCATTACGAAGGGCTTTATATGCTGTAAAATTATAATCAGGTTTAGCTTTAGCAGAAGTTATATCCCAGGATTCGTTAGGACGAGAATGAAAGTGATATGATGAATATTGACTTAGTTTTTCTAAATCTTCTTCATTACCATAATTAAGTACTTCTCTATATGCATCGTGGATACTAACCGATTCCGTAGTAAAAAAGTAACTGAGTTTATCAATTTCAAGCTCATTAGGAGAGCCGATACCACGGGACTGAAGCGTATTGAAGACTTTCATCTTTGGCTTACCAGCTTCTTCTACAACACCTATATAAGCAGTATCAGATGTAAGAAGATGTATAATTAACGTCTTAATGTAAGAATCTATAGGTAATGTATTATATACATACTCGATTAGATCAGAATAAAATGATTCTATAGATGAATTGAAGTTTTCATAGGATTCCGGTTTCTTTTGTAGAATTGCATCTAACTGATCCTGTTTTCCTTGCTGAATAGCTTGATTAATCTCCTGCATCATTCTATCCACAAAATCAGTAACCTCGCTAAGATATTCTTCCTGTTTAAACTCAGAAGAATCTTCTCCTACTGGTAATACAGATATATTTTTAGGAATAAGCCTAGCATTATTAATATGATGCTGTATTTTAGAAAATAGAGGATTATGTAGAAGATCAATATTATCAAGCATATTCTCAATAGGAATGCTAAACACACCTCCTGTAGGGTCTTTAACAAGCTTCATATAATCTTCTAGTGCTTTTAGGTCATTATTAACTAAACCATAAAGACTTTTTAATTTCTCATAGTATTCGTCATTATTGCCTACTTGATTAAAAGGTACATAAAGATCAAGTACATCTCTATACCATTCTTCATCCTTATTATCTTTAAAGAATAAATCTATATAATCCATTGTTATCTGCTAGAGCTGTTCTGTTTAATAAGTTTACGCATCATTGAAGCGAAACCTTTATTAGTATTATCAACCGATTTATTACGAATTTCGTTTTCGGCTATTGCAATAGGTAGCACCTGTAAAGATGATATTGCATCCAAGTTTTCATAATTAGCTGCTTCAATTATTTGATCTAGTAGGTAAAGATCGGGAATTTCTTCCACAACTCGTTTAAATATTATTTCTCCATTCTTTTCTACTTGAACCTCTCCATTTTCTAAAAGCTGACCAAGGTCTTCCCAAATACTCTTTTTATTACTTCCAATTTTATAACCTGTAGTACGTGCTTTCTTTCCAAATGCGGAGTTACCCTGCGAGAATTGCGGAGTGAAGGCAAGAAAATGGGAGCGGTTATATTTAATAGCAACTTCTCTAATTTTACTTCCTCCTATAATATCTTCATAATAAAGAGTTCTTTTACAACCGCCATAGAATTGATGACCCATTATTACAATCTTAGCAAACTCATCGGTTCCTTTTATAGGTTTACCATTATAACAAGCTAAGATTTTATTGCCAGGAAGTCCGTATGGGGTATATTTAGGATTACAGTAATAGTATACAGAACCTAATGAACCACCATCTTCCCATGCATCTGCTGAATAAGGGTCTACAGTAGTAATAACTGCATCATTTGGAATCTTACCGTTAAGTTTAATATCATTAGGATGTATAAACATTAAAAAGCATCCCTCAAGATGTTTACGGCCACCATAGGGAAATTTATCAAAAGGTCTTACATCTGTACCAGTTAACACTGTATAGGAAACTCCAAAAGTATCATAATTATTACTATCCCAATGAAGTCTAATTGGTGTGCGTAATTGTTTGTAAAGTTCTCCTTCTAGTAGCTCTCTTTTCCTAGCCTCTGCTTGTTTTACAGGAAATAAGTTTATACCTGCCTGTACCCACATATCTTCCTCTACTCGCGGATAGTTCATCCGATGATTATTAATTACATCAGGATTAGTAGTGGAAGCCTCTAGTTTCTCATATTCTTCTTTATGGAATTGTTTAGATGCCTTTATATCGGTATTACCATCTTCATCTTTAAATCTTGGATCAACCATTTCTAGATTAAGAAAAAAGCCTCTTTCTATATTAGGGTTATTTTCGTCATAAATAAATCTAAGACATTTATATTCTTTAGGATTTTCATAGATGGTACGCATTGGCCCAACTACTTCAATATTACCAGAAGTACCAATACCTTTTTGCGGAGCGTATTTAAAGTTAGCCTCTCCTACCATACCTTCGTTGTTCCCCCAAGCATCTAGAAGAAGTTCATTAAGACCTATTTCTTCATGTATAACTCTAGTTCTACGACCGCCTGCTGACTTTTGAGCACCTTCTCTTTGGTTTGGTGAGTAATTAGTATTAATAACATAATCTCCGTTACCTCTAACTATCCATTCGTTTCCTACTTTAGTTTTATACTCATTTATCCATCTATTTTCTTTATTGTTAGATGTATATCTACCTTCCATTTTTTTATAAAAGGGAGAAGGTTCTATCTTTTTTCCGCCAGGATAACTGTAAACACCTAATTCTGGAAAGGCGGGGTCTTTTAATGCATCAAGCATATCCTGAGTCTTCTGTAAGAGTTCAGTAGCTTTACCACCACCAGCAGAAGTAACTTCTATTTCCGCTAATGTTTTAGCATTACCCTGTCTTACTGCATACTTTCTATTTCTAAAGACTAGTTCATAACCAACTTCTGCCATTGCACACCAATATGATTTTCCTCCACCTCGGCTACCAACTTCAATTTCATTGGAAGCTTGATTGAAGTAGAGACAATTACCTTTTGGCTCCGAATGAACACCGTATAAAGCTTTACGTGGATGAATAAATTCTTTTAATTCACCTTTATCATTATACAAATACTGTAAACGATTCTTACTATACATAGTAGACCTACCTTGAATTACATCAAAGTAGGCCCAATCACTTGTAAATTCGTTATCGTTTGTAAATCCAGAGAATCTACCTGCTTCTAGATTATGATAAGCTCTATGCCATTCAATATCTCTTACGTTTGGAGTACCAACAATTCTGTTGCCTGTTGATTCCTCCCATTCAAAAAAGCGGCAGAAAACCCCATACCATCCTATTTTACCAGGAACATAACGAACACCTCCATCTTGTTCAAACCAAATACCTTCAATGAGTTTTTTACGAATAATTCCCCAATATTCCTTATATCTAGGATCATCAGGATGATAAAATTGAGTAGGTCTAAACTCATCTAGAATATCAGCCAAGTGCTGTATTCGTATCCATTCATGTATTGGCGGTCTTGTATGATCTTTTAATCCCACATTGTTTCTGATTTAGGAATATAAGCTCCGCCTATACCCTTAGCTTTTTCTTTTTCTTTGCGAAGATTAACTAAAGCTTTTTCTAGCTTTTCTGTTGTCTTTTCAAAATTCTTTAGAATTCCTTCTATTTGTTTAGCAGTTCCCTTTACTTGAATCCCGTATTTCTTACCAGAATTAGGATCAACTTCAATAAGTGTTTCATCAAGAGTTAACTCTGTATTTAGAAACAATTCATTAAACTGACGTAAAGTTTTTAATCCTGCATTAACTGCAATTTCAGCAGATGTGAGAAGCTCATTAGGAAATGCCATATAACATTTCTTAAAAACGGCATTCTCTTTAAGATCAGGTATAAATGTCTCTTTAAGAACTTCTTTAGCTTCTTTTTCTGACATCTTAGCAAATCTATTTTCTTCTGAATCAGGATTAAATAGAAATGAAAGATACCACATAACACGGGAAGTGTACTCTCTATTCTTACCGTTATTATATAATTCAGAAAAAGGGGGAACTAAACCCACTGTAGGATTTAGTTCCCAAAAGTCAACAGGTTCAGATAAAGAGAATTTTACATTCAACTTCATCTTTAGATATTCGGATTAAGATTAAAACCAATAAGACTAAGAATACCAGAGATAACTGGATTAACCTTAATATTGGTTTGTTTCTGTTCGCAAGTAAACCGAGCAAGAACAACTTGATACCAAACTTGATTCAATAAACTTACCCATTCTTTCCAGGGAAGTTTAATTTTATCATCTTGAGTATGTCGTTCTAGTTTTTCACGTACAATTGTAGTTACCGTTTGTACTCCACCCATATAGCATTCTGCATCAGCTAGAGTATTAAACAGTTCTGTATTTTTCTTAACTAGTGCGATAACATCTTCATTATCGGAAACTTCCGAAAAGCCGCTATCTGCCAGTTTAAGATTTAATTCTTTTACTTCTTCTTCAAGGAGTGCAACTTTAGCTTTTTCGTCTGCTAGAAGTTGACTTACTGATGGTTTTCGTCCCATTGTTAATTTAGTTTAGCAATAATTTTATCAGGAGTTAATTTCAAGTATCCGAAATGTTTATTATCAATAGCTTTTGGTGGTACAAAATCATACCAAATAGGCAATGTACCAGGGAGAGTTTACCATTTCACGAATACCCATTCCGTTTTGAGTTGCTTCTGCAACCTTTACATTAATAGGCATAAATAGACTGCCTTGCATAGTCATTTCTAAATGTTTGCATCTAACAATGATATGCTGATAAGGGGCTACTGAAGTATAATCAGGATCAAGTTCTGTAATTTTATTATTGTATTCCTTTATAGAAGCATCCATCTTTTCATATTGGGATTGATCTACAGCCAAAGGAACATCTTTAATTTCTTTTTCTTTTTTATCTGAAGATTTAACTCCAATTAATTTATTAGGCATTGTATAAAGTTTTGGTCGATCTGGATCAGGAAACTCCTGTTCAGCAATTTGAGCAATTGTTTTATGTTTAGTGTGAGGATGTTTTCCTATTTTATTCTTCTTCGCCATTTATATCAAGATATTTACGTAATTCTTCTTTTTTATTAAGAGGATAATCTCCTTTGATATAGTCTCTCATTTTTCTTGCACTCGCTTTTATAAGAATATTTTTAGTAAAGCGAACAGTTCCTATACCAATAGAAGGATTTCTTATGTAATGAGCTGTAGATTGTTCAATATGATATACAACATATTTTATAAGTTGTTTGCTGTACTTTCCATTGAATTTTTCATATAGCTCATCTAGTGTATCATTTTTAGTCACGATTTTCTTTTTCTTCTCTAATCATAGTAACAATATCAGTTAATGTATCTATGATGTCTTGTTGTTCTTCTGTAGCATTATATCCATTATACTCAAAAATAAGTTTATGTTTGATACAATTAAGAAGTTGAGAAACAGTGATTCCTTTGTATTCTTTACCGACAAAGGTAATATCTAAATATTCAGCAGTTTGTTCTAAACCATATTCTCCTACTTCATATACAGGAACAATATATTTACGTCCTGGTAGTAAAGGATTAATATGGGAACCTACTGCGCTGTTGGGTCGTCCCATGTAATAAACAATTTAAGGTTTAATTCTTCGGGTATATTTTTAGCCCGTTTAGTAAATTTATATAATCTCTTTCTAGCATCATTAGAATCTATCTCTTCGGTAAGAAGACCTAATGATAAAAGCTTTCGTTTAATACGAGTGGTTTCTTGATATCCGCAATTTTCTATAGGTTCAACATACTGATCTTTTGGTTTAAAAGCAAAATAATCTTCACCATTATCTAAAGACATTAGTTTTGCAGCTACATTAATATCCTTTTCATTTAGAATAATAGAACCATTTAAAGCATTTATAAGACCTAAATATATTTTATAGAAATATTCTCTATCAATATTTCTATTATAAAGGGTTAGTTTCTGCATTACCAATTATTATTTTCGATCATCTCTCCTAAGATATCTTCCCATGTACGCTTATTTGGAAGATTTAAATGTTTAACGTATCCGTCTTCTCTACAGATTCCTTCTGGATATATGTAATATTCAATACGTTCAAATTTATGCGGGTTTGTTTTACTAGGTACAAGTTTAGCTTCAATAAAGTTGGTTGTACTTGTATAATCTTTTAAAATAGGTATACGAGATTTCCACTTTCTACGCATATTTTAATTATTTTTACAAATGTATAAAAAACTTTTCTTAAAACATAACTATGATTTATTCAACAACCGGACATCGAGATTTTTATGCCGAAAATGTTAACACGCCTATTGAAGATTTTCTTCTTACCAGTGATATTGATCTTATGTTAATAGGAGGCGCTGGTGGATGGGATACTTATTTAGCTCAGAAATGCCGAAACTTTTATATCCCTTATACATTAGTACTTCCTTATAGAGGATTTAACGGCAGCAATGCTGAAACTAGTATATTAAGTAATTTAATGAAAAGCGCTATACAGACTATATATTTAGCAGATGAATACTATAAAGACTGTTTTAAAGTGCGCAATCAGTATTTAGTAGATAACTCTGATATACTACTAACCTATTATGATGAAAAGAATAAAGAAGCTAGTGGTACTGGCCAAACAGTTAGAATGGCTAGAAATAATAAATTACCCATTATAAATATTTTTAAAAAAGATTAATTATGACAGCTAAAGAATTATTAAATACAATGATCAACTGAGGTCGAAATTAAATAATCAATAATAACAAATGAAATATCTAATTTTCAGCCTTCTACTACTTTTTAGCTGTAATAAAAAAGTAACAGAGGTTGTCAAGCAACAAGCTTTTGAAGATGATCATGGTCTTTTTTATACTATTCCGGATAGTTTTAATTATGAATTTATTACTTATAGAGAATCTCCAGAGTTTGAGTATTTATATCAATATGAAATTGTTCCTACAAAAAACGACACTATAAATATTAAATGTGAGGAACGTGGTCATGTTCTCTTAAATAATTCCGTAACATTAATGAATATTTCTACTAGGATTAAAGATACTGATTCTACTAGAATAATGATTTACACTAATCCAAATCTTGAACGAGGTAATTGTTCGATATGTGGTGAGTATATTGAAAGACCTGTTCAAGAATATTCCGATACTACAATATTGTGGAAAGCAAATTAATCCCTAATATGGAGACTAAAGAATTATTTGTAAATGAAAATATTTATATTACTTACATTTCAGAAATGGATATAGTAAGCATTACGTTATATGAAAATAATGACGAAGATGCCGAACAGATAATCTTTTTAGAGAAGGAAAGATTCAAAGAACTACAAAAAGCTATTGGGAATATTTCCCTAATGAAATAGTTGCATATGTTTATATGGAGGATGTCGTACTAGGCATCCTCTTTTTTAAATTAAAACAATGAATAAACTAACAGAAGAAGAAAAAAGTATGATTAAATACTTTTGGAAAGAAAAAGGTAATCTTGAAAGGTATGTAGAATATCCAGAAGTAATAAAAAAACTTAGAGAAGAAGGTTCAGTTATTCCACATTTATGGAATAATTATATACTAGCAAGAGATTTACTAGATATGGCAATTGATGACTTATGAAATATAAAATTTATTTAATAAAAAGAGAAAAATTAATTAAGAATTCTTTCCTTAAGCATAACCATGAGTTTGATTATTTAAATCATGCGTTAGAGTATATAAGAACAGCTATTAAGGATGATACTATCGAAGGCAATGTTTTTCTTCGTCATCAGATATTAATACAGTGCTATGACGAGGGGCGAGAGATGCCTGAAGTAGTAGCTATTATAGATAAAGGAACTGAATTAATTCTTCATCAAATAAAATATTAGTAATGAAACCTTATAAAGGAAAAATACGGAAAGCAAAATACATGAAGCATATTAAAGCTTATTGGACATTACTTAAAAACATTAGACGTAATAACTTTAAATCAAGAAAACCATAACTATCATGTATAAAGAATTAAAAGTAATAACCACTACTGACTATATAGAAACAGTAGAGAAATATTTAGAAAAGAGAGAAGAAGTTAATGTATTGGTTTATCATTCATATGATAAATCTGTATGTGTAGGTAAGATTAATTACGATGGATATAGAGGAATTGAATTTAGATTTAATGCTTCTACTGTATCTCAATTAAGTAACACATCTGCTATTATTTTACCTAACGCTTTTATATTAATAAAAGACGGTGATTGTGATCATCCTATTAAACAACGATTTTTAGAGTTTATGCTCTATCCATATTTAAAGTATTAATAATGAAAAAGAACAGTAAAGCATTAGCGTGGGAAACAGAGAACTACCTTATACAGGTATTCTTTGAAAAAGGATTTGTAGAGCTATCAATATTAGATCATTCAAATGATCAAGTAAGTTCTACATATATAACAGATAAAGATTTTAAACAAATGATTAAGGATATTAATACTGCATATAATGAAAATACTCAATAGTACTAACTATATAACAGAAGTTGCTAATATTTTAGAGAAAGAAGAAGAACATAATGTACTTATTTATACAAAAGATGGTTTAAAAATAGTAAAACCAAAAGTTGAAATAATAGAAGTACCGTTATCTCAACCCGTTAGAAGTGTTGATTTCTATATAGGAGATAAAAAAACTTACAATCTTTTAAATACTATGGCAATTTTATTGCCTTATAATAAAGCAATACTAATTGACGGGAGACGTACAACGGAAAGTGTTCTTATTAGATTGATACATGGTATGAATGAATCAGATAATATTAATAGAATTATAGAGGAAACTATTACCGAAGATGAATATGAGCATCGTTTTAGTAATAGACATTAAATAGGGTGTCTAATTTATAAAATTTATTTAATGTCTTTAAGTGTTTGGGTTGTATGATGAATAAGCGGTTAATATGTGGATTAATTTGTTTTTTATAGAAATTGAGTAAGGGTTATAAGCGTCTGGGTTACACCATCAACTATAATTCGCTTCGCTCATTTTTTTTCTACCCCCCGGTCAATTAGCGCACTAGAGGACTACGACAGTGCGCACTCAGGAGACTTTATCGTAGGTAGTCCGATGTCACGAGTGAGTGTTATCATCAAAGGAGAAATGAGTATCCTTGACGATAAGATTGACTCTTTCATGCGCGAGGAGTTCATCAGAGACTATGACGAATGCCCTGAAGACAGCGTACATAAGTTCGAGGACGATCCGTTCTAATCATCAGAAACGCTAGTGATCATCTTGGTCACTAGCGTTTCCTTTCTCTATACGCTTGAACTAAATACCAATACAATGGATGAAGACGCAATGGACATGTATATGTCCGACCTACATCAGTTAGATGGTCATCGCTACTACGAAGATTCTGTCTTCGAGATGGACATGGAAACGGAAATGGACTACATCGATAGCGTAGTCGAGTCCCACCTTCCCGAGAACGGCAATGACCTACCGTTTGAACAAACCCCGTTCGACCTGCCATTCTAAACATAAAGAGCGTCAGTGACTACTCAATCGCTGACGCTCTTTTACAACTAAACATCACTGCAATATTGCAGTAGGGTGTAAATCTGCACTTACCCGTAAAAGTGCAGACGGTGGTCTTCATCCCGCCGTAAACGGAAAACAGATGAAGCTCTTTGGAGTAGTGGTGATCATCAGTGGTTACCACTACTTCTTATTACTTTTAAATAAAAAGAATAGTAATCCCGACTATTCTTCTCTAACCAGAGTTTATAGTGTTATAGCAAGGGAAGTAGTTATGAATTCATTCAAATATGTTAATAACTATGCAGAGAAGTTCTCAACTGAGTTCAAAATCCTTTGGGATGTTGAGCCTATTATGGCTTGGAGTCCTAATCTCCGCGCCATGAAAAGCGATGTTCAGGAGATTGTCAACTATGTTTCGTTACTCCAGTTAAGCATTTCTAATTGGGCGACATTAAACATGGCGGCACAAGAGTTGTGCAGCATGAGTATGAACGAAGAAGGGCTTCCCTCTTTTGAGGAATTCTACACCAGCATTTACGAAAGCGGTTTCTTAGATGAAACCGAAGAAGAGTGTATGGAGTTTGGAATGCACATTAACTTCTTCAAAAATCAATATATCGGGTGCTCCAACAAAGGAGGGTTCACCCGATGAGAAACAAAAGGCCAGCAATGACTACGGTTGTTGCTGGCTTTATTTTTAACCACTAAATCAGCATTATCATGACCATTGCAATCATTATGGAATACGCTCACAACAAGGTGGGTGTTAAAACAATGGAAATAACTGAGCAAAATCTTCCGTTAGATGTTGCACCAAACATGGTGTGTAATAATTTAATTTCCATGCCGACAGGTCCAGTCTTTCTTGGGAAAAGCATTTCTCATCATTTCCCTAGTGACGTAATTGCTCTTCCAATTACTAAAGTTCAAAAACGGGCAATCGAGTCCGTATACAATACACCTGTAAAGGAATTAGAGCCGGGTGAGTCCGAAGAATACTACTTTGAGTACGAAAGCGAAATTCGTGCGGAATCGGCTATAGCTCTTGCAAAGAGTTATATCTAATAAAAGATAGAGCAAGCGACTTAATCAACTAGGTCGCTTCGCTCCTTTAACTCTCAACACTACACTAAATCACAATATCATGGCTCACATCACAACAGAAGCCCTCATCCGCGAAAAAGGGGTAACTATCTTGTACAAGATTAACAAATGGACGTTTATGTACGCCTATCAAGATACCTGCGGCACAGTCGTAATTGTTGCCACTTTCAAAATGCCCAAATTTGCTGGGGGTGGAGAACAGCAGCGTGTCTACCCATTAGACATCTTTCCTGGATACAAAGATGCTTACGGTATCTACCTCAATCTAAAAGAGGAGTTTGACCAGTCTATTAAGGCTGATCGCATTGCCTACTACAAAAACAAACTAGCTAAGCTAGAAGGCAAAAAAGAGGAGGAAACCTTTGTAAACCCTGGACAGCGTCCTGACATCTTTGATTGGTCACAGGATAACCACATACAGTAATTTCCTTATAAAGATATTTTTCACCAGTCCTAGGACAACGACCTGAACAAGTCTCTAAACTGTTTAACTTTAATGCAGCCAAAGACGGTCCAAAGCCCGTATAAATGCAGATGGAAGTTTTCACCACTAAAATCACACTACCATGTTTGTTTCCGGCGTGTATGCCAACGTAAATCTGGAAGAGGAAACCATCAAGAGTTTCACTCTTCTTTCCACCCTAGAGGAGAACTGTCTCTTACTCAATGCCTTCTCTGACTTTCAGAAGAAGGAAGACGGATCTACTAAGTACGTAGTTCGTTTTGCGTTAGGACATCCTTTTGAGGAGTCCATCCATGAGATTACTCCACAGCAAGCAAAAGAAATGTACCTTCTTCTTGCAGAGCAGGCAGAGCTTAAGATGGAGTCATACCAGCATTCAGCAAAACATATTGACATTAAACTTTAACAATAATGTCACTAGCTAGTAAATACTAATACTAGCTAGTGACTAAATAAACGTTCTGCGTTCTCGCTTCGCTCGTTTATTGCTAAATATTGCGCAAGCCGTCACACGTAGCTCTCACACTGCGTATTCGCTGCGCTCATTTATACCTAAAAACTACCAAGGATGAACACCTAATCCGTATCATTCTTCTGGCATTCGTTCCCACGAGATGTCAGTAAACAGGAGCTGGTAACTCTAAAGACTAATGGTTTTTCTAAATGTACATTTAGATGAACTTCACTGGTCAGTTACAAACGGATTAATTTTAACCGTCCATCGTAAGAGAGGACGTCATTTATACTATAGTAACTCTATCCTTTTAATTTCCCTACACAGGGATAGAGTGTTCAGTAGGGTGTGTAAGAGCCTGACAAACTCTTATATATAACGTTAAGTCATTTCTTAATCAATTTTATAAAATCCTATTCGGGACACTTCTATACGTTAATCCGTATAGAGATCGAAGGATAGGCTAACCGTACATTTTAAGTTAATGTTATTGGTACACATTAATGGAGGTTAGAAAAGTCAGCAAAAAAGAGTAACATAGATGCAAGTCTATTGGTAAACTCTCGGGGAGAAGGTCCTATTCGTGGGACAGTTGTGGTAGAATCGACTGCTTACGTAGCCGAGATACTCTTTTATAGGTGAGAAACCTGCTGATGATACCAGATTGCATAATAAGGCTAACGTGGCCTGGGGTATCTGTCAACCAACAATGACAGTGTGTAATCGAAAGCACGCCCTAAGCAATTAGGGTGCTTAAACTAAACAATTACAACTATGAAACTGCAAGGTGGAGTTATGAAGAGAGAGCGTCGCCGCCGAGCGATTTCGATCATTAATCGTCGAATGTCAACAATTGAATCTGCCGTCGAGAAAGAAGGCAAACAATATATCCCACACAGAGGGGAGTTTGGGCTCTCCAATAAAAAGGGATTGCCTTTACATGCATTACTCGAACGAGCAGTCCGAGAAATGAAAGCCGTAAGCTCTAAGATTTAACTTATTAATAAGCATCAAGGTTACGCTTCTTAGCGATAAAAGGCCAAGAGTCTCTCTTGGAGCATTCCTGGTGCTTATTTAAAATACGGACCCATAGCTCAGTTGGTCAGAGCACTGCACAGTCTAAATACTGGTTATATAGCCGCAGGAGTCCCTGGTTCGAGTCCAGGTAGGTCCACAATCAACCGGATCGGCAGATATGCCGAACATTACACCAGTTAGAGAGTTGCGCGTAGGTCTTAGACTGTCTCAACTGCTCCATTGGCTTCAATGACTGATGGTGTAAAAGTTGCGTTATATACTCTCTACTGGTGTTTTTTAACCACACAATCAACTAATCATGAGAATACTGACCAAAAAAGATAAGTTGTTCTTTGGAAAAAATAAGGGACGAACTGTTGAAGATGTGCTTAGAGAAACTCCTGGGTATCTTCGATGGGTTAACACTAATGTAGAGTTTTGTAGTTTTCCTGAAGACTTGATTTCAGAAATAATTGAAAAAGCATGCGAGGCTGATCGTGAAGCATACAAGTACAACAGAACCTCTGATTATGATAACCATCCTATGTGGGACGATCATCGAGATTTTGGTACTATTATTGGAATCAACGGTTATTAAAACTATAACCTATACTCCATAGGTAATCTAATACTAATGCATTGGAGTCCTTTCTTGCTTAACCGCGTTAGGGTGCATTAGTATAACTTCATAATCAATCAACAATGAAATCGATTCTTCCGCCAATTAATATGCACAATACTGACTTCTCTAACCTTGGATTACCTAGCTTAAAAGTCAACAGAAACCGAAAGAAATTCAACAAAACTAAAGCTCGACTTAAAGCAAAACGTGCGCGTATTGCTCGTCGAGTAAACCGATAATCCTTTAATCGTCTAAAGGATAGTTCATGATTATGATTTGGTGTTAATGATTATGTGGTAATTATGTAGGCAGCTTGACGACTATGGCTGCCTACTTTTTTTAACCTAAAAAATACCAACGACATGGGAGAACATGCTGAAGAAATGACAAATGAATTGATGTTTGCTCAGGATCGATACTCTATTGAACCTGAGCCACCTATTGTACTGTATCATACCACTAAGGATGGATACAAAATTCGCTTTGAAGACCTGACAGATAACCATCTTCGTAACATTATTGCTCTAAAAAAGCGTAATGCTAAAAAAGGTATTACTGTAGTCGAAGGAGGTGGATCATCTGCTGAAGAGATGTGGGGAGATGTAGACGTTCTATATGGATTAGATGCTTTAATACATAATCTATGTACTGCTTATCTAATAGAATGGGTTCGTCGTTTTCCCAACGATACCGAAGCTAAGGAACTAATTACTAAGATTGAAAACCATCTTGATTGTTTCTGATTCACTACTTTTTCGCTTCGCTCATTTTCTCCTAAGCACTACATAAATCAATCGTTATGGAGCCACTGGAGCCGCTGTACTGGACGCTCAGAGAGTGCGAGTACAGAGCATTACATAACCCAGAAGAGTTCGATGCGTACTCCTTCTGGCACTTCTACCTGCACTATTTTGTGCGTGGTAGACTTCACGCATTCAAGACGCAAAGAGCAATAATGCGATACATACGTAATTATGGCAACTTCGCTATACTTGCGTAATCGCTTCGCTCTTTTATTCAAGAGGACCGCAACACCGGAGAGATTATCCTCTCCAACGGTTCCAATGAGGAGCCGCTGTACAACTTCACTGCTGAAAAGCTTTCCTTGTGGAAGGTCGAACAGATTCGTAAAGAAGCCGGACTTAGCGTCAATGCTAAGATCGTTTCCGCTTACGAAGATGCTACGGAAACTACCGAAGAAGGCAGCAAGGAAGAGGACAGCGTACCGGCAGAAGATGCCAACGCTAAGTTTTAAGACGTAATGTCTACAGTGGTGGGGTAGTTTAACGGCTGCCCTGCCACTTTTTAACTTACCAAACGTTACCTTTTAACTCAGTAAACTGAGTAATTTGTTTAAAAGAATTGAATCATGCTAACCACACAAGAAGCATGGGATAAACTCCCACAGAATTTTAAAGATAAAGTTATATTGACCTACATAAACACAGGTATTACACCTGCTGCTTTAATCATAGGAATGTATGTATTGAACCATACCGATGGTTCAGCGGAGATAGTAAAAACAGAACTAGAGTTGATTCTTATTAATGAAACTCAAGCTAATTAGATACTTGAGTCTAAGAATTGATTCGTTTGTTTAAGAGAATTGATCGCTACTGCGTTTTCGCTTCGCTCTCTTTTTACCTAATGTTGTTTCATTATATCTCTTATTCGTTCAGGAGTGAAGAAATCATCTGGATCAATCTCTTTACCTGAATCTATAAGTTTATCATATTCTTTGCATGTTTTAAAGAAATTGATAACATTACCTTTAAGAATCTTAAAAGGATTAATTCTGTATTTATTACGACCTTTTATTCTAGCTAATATATTTAGCTCAATAAATTTATTAATAGCTTTTTGATAAGTTTTACGATCCATCATGTGTTCATAATCTGAATACTGTATTGTTGGACGTAATTCATACTCGGAAAGATTATCAATAATTTTAATCAATAGTGCAGGTTGATGTGCAGAATCCATCTTTAGAAATTCATCAGATAAGTCTCTATAGATATTAAGGTAGCGTCTACCTACAATATTTTCAGTATACTCAATTCCTTTATGAGTGAGTTTACCTGAATCATCATATTGATTAGGATGCTTTCTTTTAATCTTGAAGTCGTAATCAGACATTGGTCGATCAATTTCTATACTAACGCTAAAGTCTTTAAGCAAGTTTTTGTAACTTGTTTCCATAATATAATTTATTTATTAAATATGTTTTTTAGCAGGAGTGATCAATGGGATTACTCCTGCCTTTGTTTTATCCAACATGTAGGATATAATAAAAGTTTTTTACATTAAAATAGGTAATGTTTTATCCATACCCACTACTATTACAAAATGGTCAAAAAATGAGTGTAAGTAATTGATTCTTAATAAGTTACAAAGGTTAGTTAAAGTAAATTCTAGGAGTATAATATATATTATAGGGACTGATTTTGATGAGTTAGTTGAGTTAATTCATAGGACTCAAACCCCCTTAAACAATCAATAATCAAACCTTTAACTCCAATTATTTCCCTACACACATTAACTATAAAATTAATTCAACTGTAACTGACACTGCTTTTAACCCTAATTCTATCATTATAACTACTAATAACACTACTTAATCTAATCTTTTGCTTTAATTAACTACGGCAGTATTAAAGAAGCCTATGCATGTAATGTCAGTAGCCTTTATGAATAACACAAACTGCTGACGTATTTATAGGCGTTATTAATCTTTATGCTACCGAAGTATTAAATAAATAATTATGAACATCAAAAAATCAGCTAAAAGAATCGAATGGATAGAGTTAGACAAAAACAATCTACCTAAACTAGAAGATTCGGATTATGGCTATATAGGTATTCAACTAGACCCTGAATCTTCCAATTACAAAGAGAAGCGATATGGGAGTTGGTTTGATATAGTAGATGATGAAATCAATCTAGTCTACAGTTATCATTATTTCAAATGCACTCATTATATACCTGTAAATTCACTTCCACATCCTTTAATTGAATAAAGAAAAGTCGGACATTCTTTTTATTAAATCACAAATACTATGAATAAAAAGGAGAAAATTCAAGAATTAGAAGAATTATTACAAGATGCAGAAGCTTCACTCAATCAACTGGGAATTCTAGCAGATATGTATAATTTTATCAAAACAGATGATAATAAAACATATCACAAAACACTCCATTATGTTTAAATATTTTATTAAAGAAATGGAACAATATCCTAGTTCTATTTCATCTCACTTTAAAATGACCAAAGGATGGGGTAATGGCTATGTTATTATTCCAAAAGATCATTGGTTACATGGAATTCATTATAATGATGTATCTCTACACATAGAAGTACATGGAGGACTTACATTCTCTAATTACACTAAAGTATTAAAACCAAAGACTAAGGATCATTCTTGGTGTTTTGGGTTCGATACAGCTCATTTTGGAGACTCTCTAAAGAATTGGCCTAAAGAAAAGGTTTTGAAAGAGACTGAAGCATTAGCTCGTCAGTTATGGAATCTAAAGCTTTGGGAAAAAGAAACATCAGAATACGATTCAAACATTCATTGTGAAGTCTGCGCTAATACACAAGATGCATGTTTTTGCTAAACAATAAATACTATGACTAGAGCAGATTATTTCTTTTTAGCTGGACCAGCCATTTTATTCCTATTATGGCTGTTTTATCCTTGGTATATTATATTAACCAAAGGATTTGATTACTTAATGGATAATGACGAAACCTTTACAGAATACATTGCTAATATATCCTTTATTATACAAGTAGTAATAGCTGTAGTAGGACTTGGCAGTGGTATTCTTTTAGTAGTTGAATATATAGGTAGATTTATCTATCACTGGATTAATTCTTTTTAACAACTCAATCATGGAAATTTCAATCAATGATGATTATGCATGTGCATCTACATCAGAAGATGATCCTTTTAAATTGACTTTTTATTACGGATATGAATACATTTATCCACCAACTAAAGAATGGTGCTTTATGGTATGGAAAGAAGGTCAGCTAGTAAAAAAATTAACAACTAGTGATTTACAGCAAGCCTGTAAGAACAATCTTGATTCACCGGAAAAGTTTCTTTTACAAGGAATGATGATGTATTTCCTACAATCGTTATAAACTATGAAACAGTCTGAATTAATCAAAGAACTAAACAAAGTTTTTGATAAACTTAGCGTAAAAGAACAACTTAAAATACTTACGGAAATGTATATCTTTACTAAAGAAGAAGAGAAAGATATTTCTGATGAAGTAGTTCAAAAATCCAAAGAACGTATCCGTAAGAAACTCTTCGGAAGTTCTAAATAATTAATTAATTAAATCTAAGACAATGAAATCTTCAACAGTTCTAGGTATTATAACATTTGCAATTATTTTACTTGTTGGAAGTGTTTACATTACCCAACTAACATGGAATTATCTTTTTCCTTCCATCTTAGAAGGAAATATTACATTAACACAAGCATTTCTTTTACTTGTATTAGGTAGACTATTAACCTATTCAAGTAAATAATTAATCAATTAAACGCTACAGCAATGCTAAAGCAACACACAGTAGTTATGCTTCCTACTAATGAAAAAGCAGTAATCGGGGAATATGCAATTATGAAGAATTCTGCACCAGGTATGGACACATACCTTAGTTGTGGAATTCTTCACTCCGAAGGATTTAATATGCAATGTGATAAACAACATCTATACATTATAGATGAATCTGCTTCTATCGAAGAAGGAGACTATGGATATGATGGACAAAAAATCTTTCTTTCTAAAGAACTATATAACGATTATACTCAAGGTGAATTTCTTGATGGATCGGGTAGTTTTATACGTAGCTTTATACAAGGAGACAATGATCGCATTTATCATAAAATCATCGCTTCAACAGACCCTTCCCTTTCCCTTCCTTCGCCTTCCACTGCCTTCATTGAAAAGTATTGTGAATTAGGGGGAATTGATGAAGTAATGGTAGAGTATTATGAACATACTGTTACATTCATTGACCCACCTAATGGATATTTGTATGGATTTCCTAAAGTTATTCCTGATAAGTTAAAAGATACCGAAGACATTGCTATTAAATTAGGCTATCCTAAAGAAGTAGCAGATAAATATAACGGTAACTTTGATTGTTGGTATTGGGATCAAACTACCAAATTACTTAAAGTATCTTCAGATAACACTATCACTATTAAACCAGTAAAAGATCATTACACCAGAGCAGAAGTATTTGAACTATTGAAACAGTTTGCTTTATTTAAAGATAGTACTTTTGATCAAACAGATAAAAACTGGATTAATAGTATGATCTAAAAATATAGAGAGTCGGGGAAACATTGTCATTATAAGCGATGGGGGCATCCCTGGCTCTCTTTTTAAAATAATTTAATATGAGCTACAGAGAAGATTTCGAGAAATGGGTTAAAGATAATAACGTTAAGATAGGAGATGAAGTAAAAATTGTTAATATTCATAAACCTAGTGGATGGGTTAATGATTGGGTAGATGAAATGAAATATAATACAGGTAAAACATTTAAAATCATAAGTCTAGAGCATGGTTCATCGGGGGGTTTAAAACTTGATGAGTATATATATCCTTATACTTGTATAGAAATCATTGGTAAAAATGAACCATCTACATCTTATCAAGAACGATTTCAAAAGTGGAAAAAGGATAATAATGTAAAGATAGGAGATGAGATCGTAATTGATACTTTACTTATTCATTCTGATTGTCCTGGTATATCCTTAAATAGTATTAATCCAGGAGAAAAATACACAATAACGGGTTTTTCAGATAACTTTATTAGGATTACTGTAGGTAAAATAGACGCGTATTATGTTCCTTTTGAATGTGTAGAATTAATCAAAAATACTCCTAAAGTTTCTTTAACTTCAGAAAAACTTTTAAAGGGGTTTACTGATGAACTACCTGAAACAATAGAGGAATATAAATGGAGCATTCCTCTTGATTCTCATGAAGTAAGTGAATATGGAGACAGATCAAATCGAAAATCATTTTACGGAATTAGCGGTAAAATAGAACCTCGTGAATACTTTTTACCAAAACACTTTTTAACCAAAAAAGAAAAATCAAAAATTCTTAACTTTTTAAATAATGACAATGAAATATATCGAACGTCAGAAACAATCCCAGGAGGAGTTGAAGGAAATTCAATTGAATCTTCTAGTACGGGAGAACAAGCAACAATTAGCGGCAGATATTCTGGCAACGGAATCTCTTATGGTAAAGTTAGAGCTAGAACTAGAAGTTTTAAAAAATCAAAAAAATCTTAATTTTAAAGAGATAGTTGCCATTAAAGGTAAAATTCAAGCCTATAAAGATGGGATTGAAGAACTTAGAGTTCTAGAAAAAGAACTATTTTAAAAAGCTGCTATACTTGACAGTATAGATTTAGGGGTGGTAACAAAAGAGTTGCTGCCCCTATTTAATTAATTTTAGTTTATGCGCCTCTTTCTCAATACAATACTGTTATTATTAATCTTAGGTATACTCATACATGAGATATGCTTTACCTATTCTATAGATATAGTAAAATCATTCTATTGTATTATATTTCTTTACGCTATAAATCATAAAAATGAGCAACTTAAAGCAAATAAGCAAAGACCTTGAATATTTATATTCCAAGATTAATTGGGAAGCTTCTAACATGGACGCGGAAGCTATTCGTATTATGAATGAGCTAGGGGGAAACATTAAAGAAGCAGTTGAACAGAAGGATAAAGCTATTAAAGCTTTACATTCACATTATCTTGCCGAAATAGATAGAGCCACTGAAATAGCTAAAGAACATGATAGCGAAGTTATCATTTTGGCTTCATTAGCAAGAAGAGATGTATTTTATGATTTTACCCATAACCTAGCAAAAATCCTTAATAATGAGCCTATTGAATAATATCTCCGAATCAACAGTAGCAATTGAAATTACATCTGTAACTCAATACTATGCTATTCTTTCTGCTTTATGTAGAGAGTATATAGAAGATATTGCATCACCGCTTATTATCTTTTCTGATATTGATGAGCTTCCTGACAATGTCCGACGAATGATGTCTTATGCTGGAATGAATAATCGTCAAGTGTTGGATTTTAATAAGGATATAGATCATCCTTGGTATCTCTTTGTAAATAAAGATACACATCTAATGCATCTTTTACCGCAATCAAGTGATGTAATGTCTTACTATCGTCCTGAAAAAACACTTTTCAGAAGAGGTAAATTTATTGGAACTGGTAAATCTATTTACTTATGATATGTAGAGAAGATAGACTAGAAATTCTAGAGATTCTACGTAAAAGCTTATTTAGTACTCTTTCAATTATGGGAGAGGCCGAACAAGCTTTAGAAAAATTAAACAATGATTCATCTAGTCATGATAAAGAAAGAGAAACTATCAAACAGTCTATTAATCGTAGAATAGATGAAATAATTGAAATTTATAAAGTGTATCAATTATTAAATGGTACATTATCTAAATCATTTCAAGATTTAATAGATAATATTCATCGTTACAAACATAAATTATGACCCCACAAGAAATATTAGAAACAAAAGAAGTCCAAGAATGGCTTACCTATTTAGAAGAGAATCCTGAGAAGCATTACACGGGCATGCTTGGCATTTTAGAAGAAAATGAACTAGAAAAGGGATGCTGTCTTGGGGCTTATCTCTATTTAACTAATAATTATAAAATCATCAATAACAATAAAAGTTGGCTATGTGATCTTAATAATTGTAAAAAAACCTTAGAAGAATCCTTTTCTAAATTATTTCTACATAGCCCTGAAGGACAATTAAAAGAAGAACTAACAAGAGAAGAAACATTAAAGTATTTTCCTGACTATACATTTAACTATAATCCTACCTCTCTAGCAAATCTTAATGATCATGGCGCTAAATGGCCTGAAATAGCCAAATTCATTAGAGAGAATCCTGAATTAGTATTTCAATCGTAATAATAAATAATGACAGAAGAACTAAAACAAAAGACAATCAAAGAAATAGAAGAACTTTTTCCTATTAACGATTGCTATAAATGTAAATATAGAAGACCTTTGCCAGGAAATACTCATAGTCAATGTGTATTTCCATTAGCATTATCCCCAGGAGCAGGTATTAAAATGGGAGAAGAAAAAATATTTGAGTTTATCACTATTAATGAATATGGAAAATCGCAAGGATGGGCTTATTTTCCTTATAATTTCGATCCTATTTGGATTGAATGTCGATTTCCAATAAAGCATAAAAACAATGAACAGACCGAATCTTTATCAGAAAACAGTTAATCTATTATTAGATGCTTATAACAATGAAACGTTAAAACATGGAAACTGTTATGCATGTGCTGTAGGTAATATTTGCAGAGGCAGTTATGCATGGGGACAGGCATTTACAACTAGCGATACTGGTAAACAACATAGAAATTATCTTTTACCTGGTTGGAAAATTTCCCATAAAGATGTAGTAGAATTAGTTGAATCTACTGGCTATACATTTGATGAGCTGGCAGATATTGAATTTGCTTTTGAGTCTTCTGTTGCAGACACCAAAGATGACCCTACCAGATATTATTTTTATACTACAACAAAACCTAAACTAGGTCAATATATTGGCTTATGTGCTGTTTTAGATAAGCTCAGAGAGATTCATGAAGTTGATCAAGCTTCTGCTACTGATTCCCAAGAAAAGCTTACTAGCATCGCTAAGGATCGTTTTGAAGTAATTGTTTAATTTCCACTCGCTCGCGCTCGCTCGCTTTTTTCTTAAATAAACTCTAAAAAGAATACTAGCCCTTTTACTGTTTCGGGGAGACGTAAACAGTAGTTTGCTATTTATAGCATAGTATATACTTGGAAATGGGAGCTATAATAGCTCCCTTTCCTTTATACTAAAAGAATATTTTATTTATTTAACTTTGTCGAACGTTTTAGAGATGGGTATTGGTTACCCATCTCTTTTAATCTTTTATAATGTTAATAATTATCAAAAAAATGAATAAAGAAGGAGACGTATCTGGGATCATTCTTTGTACAAATTGCGGAGTACCTATTTTAGGTATTGCTAAAGACACTGATCTTGGATTATTTTGTAGTAATCAATGTGCTAATAAAGCACTTAACAATAAAAATAGATAGTTATGGAATACGTAGATTTTTTAGAATCTGGAGTTAATTGGGACAATGATATTTGCAATGCACATAATTGTAATAGACCTGTAGCTCCTGGGAAGTTCTTTTGCAATCGTCATTTACATAGTTCTAAATCACATAAAGAGCTTACTGGACTAGGTAGAACTAGCGCTACTTGTGGTTTTTGGATGACTGCATTGTTTTTATTGATTGTTCTTTAAGAGTAATCGTTGGTCCTGTAGCTCAGGGGATAGAGCA